GAAAGTACATGAATACAATGAAATGATGGCGTACATGTTGCGACCTCAACCTAAAAGAGAGATACAGGTCGCTAGTCTCATGGACGAATATTTAGGTGACCAGAAAGAATATCAAAAGGCAGTAGACGAAGGATTTCAAGGAACTTTTGAAGAGTATCTAAGAATGAAATCTTTAGAGAGAAAAGAACTTGCTATCGGTGGCGGAGAATTTGTAGGAGAAAAACTTCCAAACAACAGAGAAGGATTTAAATTAATAGCAGACAAAGATTCAATAAAAGGTCCTTTAACAAGAGGAGCAAAAAAAGATCAATATTCAGTAAGAGTTAGAGATGATAAAACAGGAGATAGATTTCAAAAATATTTTAAAGACGAAACAAAACTAAATAAATTTTTAGAAACAAATTTACCAGAAGAATTTATAAGTGCAGAGGATCTTAGAATAATCGCAAACAATCTTAAAAAAACATTAGGCACTCTTCCTACTCAAACTCAAGTTGCAAATGAAGCAGGTATTACTATTCAAGCTGTAAAAAACAGATTAACAGAAGGTGTAGATTATGCAAAACCTTTAACACCTCAAGAGGCAGCTAAAATAGGAGGAAAAGTTGCAGCAGAAACAAAAACAAAAGGTTTAATCAAACCTGGTGATGAAGAAGGTTTAGCAAAACTAGAAAAAAAAGTTAATGCATTAAATAAAAAATATAATCTTTCAGACAAAGGCGTTAGTTTTAATGTTACTAAAACTTCAAGCGGTAATTTTGGAACTACAATACAATACAAAGCAGGAATTTACAGAGACACTTTAGGAAAGACTAGAGATACAGGTTCTTTGAAAGAATTAGAAGAGATAATGCAAAAGTTTTCAAAAACAAAATTATTTAAAAATTACAGTAAAGCTGAAATGTTTACAGCTGGAGGTATTAAATCTGCAATTAAACAATTACGTAAAGCAGGTAGTAAACAAGATTTAATGTTTGAGTACATTTTAAATAGCAAACAAATTCCAACGATAGAAGAACTTTCTAAAAAATTTAAAATGAGTGAAGATCTAGTTACAAAAGATATTAAAAGATTATATACAAATATTTATAGAAGAGCAGCTGGCGAAGGTGCACCATATTTACCTGGTAATCAAAAAACTTTATCTAATGTAATAGAAAAAGTTACAAACATGGATGTTGATCTTACAAAAGACTCTGTAATAAATTTAATAACTGATGCTTATGGAGATAGTGAAAAAGGTGATGCCCTAAGATCAAAGGTTAGAAAATTTTATACTTTACAAAACAAAATCCCAAAGAAATATCAAAAGTATTTTTCTTCTCAATTAGATCATATTATACCTTTGAATTTTTTAACACAGATTAGAAAAGATATACCTGCAGAAGATTTAATTAGAATAAATCCATTACCTGGTTTTTTAAATCAAAGAGCATTTAAAGCTCAATTAGATAGAGCCATTGGTACAGCTAAAAGAACTTCTGATACTAAAGAGGGTAAAGAAGCATTGAAAGCATATTCAGAACTTCAAACTTTTTTACCAGAAGTATTGGGAGGAATAAGTAAGACAGGTAAGATTACAGACTTTGGTGTGGAGACTTTAACAGAAGATAGAAGTTTAACAAAAGCACAACAAACACAAACTAAAAAAATATATGACTCAGTTTTAAAATTTATTGATAATCCAAAAGCAGGACCTTTGTTAGAAAAATTAGGTATTAATCAAGAAACAGCTTTTGATGCATTAAGAGGTAGTGGACAGTTAATTAGAAAAAACATCCCTGGTTTCTTAAATACGTTTAGAAGAATCTTAAAAGAAAACCCTGACCTTCGAGTTGAGCTAAGTGATCCATACAAAGAAATTGAAAATCAATATGCACAATTAAATACAGGAACCATGTCAGATGTTTCACCAATTAATTTATCTGAAAAAGAATTATTGGCAGGAACAACAAAAGGAGAAGACCCTTTTCCATACGAAGCAGCATTACCAGCTGGAGTTGCTATTGGACAATACGGACCACAAATTTTAAATGCATTAAAAGGTGTTGGTAAGGTAGGTTTAAAAACTGTAGGATCACTACCTGCAGCAGGATTATTTGCAGGTAGCACTATTATGGATAATTTAGAAGAAGGAAAAAATATTGCCGATGCAGTGGTTGATCCTTTAGTTGGAATAGAATTGTTACTTCCTGAAACAGTTAAAAGTTTAGGACCATTAATGGCTAGAGCAGCAAGAGTATCTACTCCTGTTGGAGCTACCATAACTGGATTAGGAACATTAAAAGATAGAACATTGGGTATGATGCAATCAGCAGACGCTCTAACTATGCAACCTTATCAAGAAAATTTAGTAGATGAGTATGCAGCAAAACGATACAGAGGTTATGAAAAAGGTGGAATAGTTAGTAGCATTGGTAGAGTAGGTTTTGCAGATGGACCAGAGGATCCTAGTAAAAGAAAATTTATGAAGATCATGGGTGGACTTGCATCGTTACCAGTTATTGGAAGATTTTTTGATATAGGTGAAAAAGCTGCACCTGTCGTACAAAATATATTTACAGAAATACAAAAATTAAAAAACAGTGAAACATTAATGCCTGATTGGTTTCCAACATTCTTAGATAAATTTAGAAGAGAAGGAGTAGCAGAAAATATATTTAAAAAGAAAAAAGTAGAAGTTAGTAAAGCAGAGTATGACAAAGCGTTTGCAGAGGGCAAAGGAGAAAATTATTATACTGATGTTGCTAGAACACAAGAATACAAAGCTAACAATCCTGATCACATGGATTATTATAAATTAGAAGATACAGATCAACTCATAGGAACAACTTACACTAATGAAAAAGTTCCTGGTGTTAAGGTAGATGATTTTGATGGTGAGGTTAGTGTTAACTGGGAAAATGATTACTCACAACCAGTTTCTATTGAATATGTAAAACCTGGAGCAATAGGACCTGATATGGGTAGAGTAGATAAATTTCAAGCTGGAATTGAAAAACGAGAACTTAAACCAGAAGGAGAGTTTGCTGCTGTTGATCAAGAAGTATATGCAACAGATCCTGATGGTGGATTTGATACAAATGCAATTATTGTACAATCACTTGATGATATGATGGAAGGTACAACTCGTGTAATGGAAGAATACGCAACAGGTAACCCTGTAAGAACATTATCTAAAGGTGAAGGTAAAGTTATAGAAGCAGAAGTAAGAGCAGAACAAGCTGCAGAGTCAGCAGCAGAAATGGCAGATGATTTCGGTGACTTTGAATAGATTAGGTAAAAAATCAGGCCCACCACCAAAATCAGGGCCAACACCACAGGGGTTGAATATTAATTATAATACTGTTAAGACAGTGAAACTGGAGAAAATAAATGGCAGAAATAGACAAGTCTTTACCAAACGTAAAGCAAACAATAAACGTTCCTAGTCCTGAAGAAGTAGAAGTAGACATACAGGAAAAGCAACAAGAACAAGAATCACCGATTGATATCCAACCAAATGAAGATGGTAGTGTTGATATAAACTTCGATCCATCTGTTGGTAGCCAAGAACAAGGTCAAGATCATTTTGCAAATTTAGCAGAGTTACTTCCTGAAGAAGTATTGAGTCCTATTGGACATGAGTTATATGAAAACTACACAGACTACAAAGCATCTAGAAAAGATTGGGAAAACTCTTACACAAAAGGTTTAGATCTTTTAGGATTTAAATACGAAGAAAACACAGAACCATTTAAAGGTGCATCTGGTGCAGTTCACCCAGTGTTAGCAGAAGCAGTTACACAGTTTCAATCTTTAGCTTATAAAGAATTATTACCATCACAAGGTCCAGTTAGAACACAGATTATTGGAACACCTACACCAGATAAAGAAGCGCAATCAATGCGTGTTAAAGAATTTATGAACTATCAGATCATGGGTGAGATGAATGAGTATGAGTCTGAGTTTGATCAGATGTTATTTTATTTACCACTTACAGGATCTACATTTAAAAAAGTTTATTACGACGAAATTATGCAGAGAGCAGTATCTAAGTTTGTTCCTGCAGATGATTTAATTGTTCCGTACACGGCTACCTCATTAGACGATGCGGAAACAATTATTCATGTAGTTAAGATGTCAGAAAACGAATTACGAAAACAACAGGTTGGTGGTTTCTATAGAGACATAGAACTAACACCTGGAAACGAAACTGAAACCGAGTCAGAGAAAAAAGAAAGAGAACTAGGTGGCATGAGCAAAGGTAGAGATCAAAGATTATTTACTTTGTTAGAGTGTCATGTAAATCTAGACATCGAAGGTTTCGAAGACATGGACACACAAGGTGAGCCTACAGGAATTAAACTTCCATACATTGTTACAATTGAAGAAGGTTCACGTGAAGTATTATCTATTAGAAGAAACTACGAAGTAGGTGATGTATCAAGAAGTAAGATACAATACTTTGTACATTTTAAATTTTTACCTGGTTTAGGATTTTATGGTTTTGGTTTGATACACATGATTGGTGGATTATCAAGATCAGCAACTGCAGCTTTACGATCGCTCCTTGACGCCGGAACCCTGTCTAATTTACCAGCAGGATTCAAGATGCGTGGTATCAAGATGCGAGACGAAGCACAACCAATTCAACCTGGAGAGTTTAGAGACGTCGATGCACCTGGAGGAAACTTACGAGATGCATTTATGCCTTTACCTTTCAAAGAACCATC